CTACAATTAAGTGATACAGTTTATCTCTTTGCCAAAGATGATTTAAAAGCCATTTTATCATAATATCTATTTATTTAATTCTTGATTAATATACTCACCTCCGTTGCGCTCTATAAAGTTAATCATAGATTGCTTATGTACGTAGGTTTTAATTTTCATTTTTGTACTGAATATTTGACCTTCTGTTATTTTTCCATAATGAAATACTGTGTTATCTTCGTTTGTAGCAACGTACCAAGGCTTATTTAAGTCTGTGTGATTGTTTATCATATCTTTATTTTTAGGCTGGCCCACCGTCTGTAATACTCCAATTATATGTATTTACTAATATATCCCTTCCTGCTTGTCCTGAAGCATTATATTTTGTTGTTCCTGCTGAAAATAAAACGTTTTGTTGTAATGATAGTTGTGACCAATTTTCATAACAAGCTGTCAAGTTATTGACTGATAAGTTAGTATTTAAAAATATTCCTGTAAGATTAATAATGTTACTTATATCCCAATTTCTAGCGTCAATATTTGCAGAATTACAATCTCTAAAAGCCCTATACATATTATTAAGATTGCTTAAATTTGGTATATCTGTAGCAGTAACTTCCATATTTCTACACCTAAAAAAAGCAGTAAAAAAACTTGACCAAACAATAGTTCCCCATTGTTTTATATCTGTAATTTTAAGTTTATCCCCTCCATTATTAAATCTAATTCTATTAAATCCATTAACCTCTTTTGGTGTAACTTCTAAAACATAAACACCAGAACCATTACTAAAAGTAATAGTTTCTTCATCACTCAAATTATTAAAGGTTTGAACAATTGTTCCTCCTTGTTTAGCCACAACGTCGTAATCACCTTCTGCACTAGTAAACTGGAATTGGTCTGAAGCACTCCCAGCTTTTGTCGTGTCTACCTCTATTATAAAAGCATTTGTATTTACGGAATTATCAAAAATAACATTTGAACCTAAATACAATTTATTAATTTCTACACCTCCTAAGTATGCCTTATTTATGCTTGTGTTACCTAATTTTATTGCCATTACGTAATTATATAAAAGGTGTCCGCTACAGGGGTTCCTGCATCGTATTCCGCCTGAGTTAAGCTAACTATATTAACAACCTTATCACTTCCTGTGGGTTCGTTTGCTACTATTGAATTAACTTTTCCACTTAAGTCTTGATCGCCTGTATTGATTCCGCTTGTATTGGCTAGTCTTGTTATAGCTTGATCGCTTATTAAGCTACTTCCTAAAACCTTGTCAACTTTTCCGCTTAAGTCTTGATCGCCCGTATTGGTTCCGCTTGTATTTTGTAGTCTTACAATAGAAGCATTTTCAATCAAACTACTTCCCGCAACCTTGTCAACTTTTCCGCTTAAGTCTTGATCTCCTGTATTGGTTCCGCTTGTATTTTGTAGTCTTGTTATAGCTTGATTGCTTATTAAGCTACTTCCCGCAACTTTTACGACAAGAGTATCTAGTAGGGTTTGTAAGTCCGTTTGATTGGCAAGGTTTCCCCCTATACCGCCCCAATCAACACTGCCGCCACCACCACCTGTTATAATTGGATTAACGGGGTCTGTATTATCAACAATGTTACCCGTAACGGTAAAAACTCTTTCGTCTACTTCTAAATCTAAAAGGTCAAGTCTCTCAAGTATGGCTAAATATTGAGCATTTGTTATGCCCATGGCCTTTGAAGTTCCACCCCCCTTCCCCGTATTGCCAAAAGTCCAACCTCCGTAATTTTGACGCTTTGTAAGCCTTGTTTCCTCAGCACTATAAAGAGGAAAGAGTTTGGCGTTTGCTTCCATGAAAGCAAAGTAACCCCTCTTATAAGATTCGTATTGCTTTTCCTGTGCTTTTACTAGGTAATCAACCTCATCCTTATTAACACCCTCTGAATCGGCTCCTGTGGCTTTGTATATCCCTTTATTGCCTATATTATAAGCACCATACGTAAAATAATAAGCCGTGCTTAAGTGAATAAGCATTGGTTTAATGTAATCCTCGTATAATGTTTCGTATTCGGTTGATAAATCATCAGTTTTAAACTTCTCAACTAGCTCAGCATAAAAAGCCTCGCCCATAAGCGGCTTAATCGCTGTGATTTGTGCGGATTTTATAGCGGGAATTAAACGACTTGTCTCAACATTACCACCTATAGGGGTGTTTTTTGTGATGTCATCCTCTTTTAATAGTAGTGTTGCCATTTTATTCTATCTTTTTATCAGCTATTGCCTTATTAATATCCTCTTTATTGCCCAAAAGCTTAATAGCAACGGCTTCATCAAATCCAAAAACTTCTTTTAAGATGGTAATTGCTGGATCATAACCCGTTGTCCCCGCAATAACAGACTGTTGAATTGATAAGATACCCGTTACACCTCCAACGGATCCACGTAATCCCGCTTGGCTTTCGCTTTCAACCTCGCTATCTTTGGTTTTAATGTCGGTTTTTTCTTCCGTTACGCTGTCGGTTAATTGTGGAGTTTCATCCTCTTCTCTTAACTCTTCAAAATCTTCAAAATCTAGTTTTATATCTGGATAACCCACCTTTAAAATATTTTCTAAAGCTGTTAATATTGTATTTCGATTTGGATTTATTTGGTTTCTGTATAAGGTTTTTAATGCTGTTTTCATTTCCTCGGAATCGCTAGAAAACCCCGTTGCAACCGCTTGACCAAACAAACTTGGGGAGGTTACTTTATTGGCTAGTAATATTTTAGAATTTGCTTCCTTAGATACAAATTCAAACTGCTGGTAAGCGTCTGTTATCTCAATACTATCCACCGTTGTAGCTGAATCCTTATCCTTATTAAAGGAAACTATAATTTCCCCAGCGTTATTACTACCTGTTAATTTTCTTTTAAAAGTTGCTTCTGCATCCTCTTCCGCTTCCTCGCTTATGCTTTCCCCCTGGTTAATGTTTATTATTTTACCCGCTGAAAAGTTGTTTTTGATATGCTTTCTAAGGTAGTTACTAACCTCCTCCTCAATCTGAGCGTATTGCAAACCCGAAAAGTAATCGGGTAGAGCGAAAATAGGTTGAGGTGAATGTCCTTTAAGGTAGTAGATTTCTGTTTCCCTATCCTGGCCTTTTTCAAACGCCGGTATTAATTGAGGTCGAAAACGGCCCCTTAAATTCCAATCAAAACTAAACCAATACGCCAAAGGATCTTCTGTCATATCATTGGGCCTATCAACGGCAATTTGTCGAGCTGGAATGCTATATATTTTTGTAACCTTTAAATCCCCAGCCTTGTTGTATATGACCTGTAAAGGGCTATTTCTTTGTAGCTTGTATTCGTGAACTAACATATTAACGTCGTCTTTAGAAAGTATGCTATCTAGCTTCTCTTGGGTAATACCCTCAACGGCTATTAATCCATCGCCTACGATATAATTCACATAGCCATCCACAACCGCCTGTAAGGTTGCTGATCCTAAATAAGCATTTTCTACAATCGTAAAGAAACTATTATCTGGGCCATTTGTGAGAAATTTATTACCAATTTGTAATAAACTTTGTGGGTTTATACGCTCGTAATTGTTGAAATTTAATACTTGTACTCTATCTTTTTTCATGCTTCTATAATTCCAGATTCGGTATCCTCATCGAATCGATTAAACTCCTGTATATTGGTTTCGCTTGTAGAAAACAAGCGACCTCTAAATATTAGTATTTCCGTATCGACCTGCTTAAAATCTATCAAGTAACTCTTATCATCTTCAAAATCAAAATCCACATAAATATCCTGTCGCCCTCTCTCCCCAAATGAAGTAAATACATCTTCTACAACCGTTTCATCGGTAATCTCATCGTAAATTGAGATGGTAACCTCATCCATATAAACCCTTGGATAAATAGAGATAATATTGAAATCCCCTTCGATCAAAACGTTATCATCATTCTCAACTTCGGAGATCGTTAGATCAGCATTTAAGTAGATGTTTTTTTTGTCGTTGATATTAATTACTAACATTTATTCTAAAAACAATAGAAACAAAAAAGACTCAACCTATCTAAGTTGAGTCTTTTTTTATTTACTTGTAATTAGTGTTAAACTACCACCGCTGCTTTCAATGCTGTAATTGTAGCTTCATCTAAAAAGTAGGCTGGTTGTGCTTCTTGAGATACACCCTCTAAGGTGTAAGCGTTTGCACCATCCAAAGGCCCTTCTATATTTGTGGTATTATTAAACTCCACACCTCTACGCAATCCAATAGCCAAAATATCCCCGCCGTTTGTTTCAGCAAATACAATAGGTCTACCAAAAACCATTTGTCTTAACTGGAAAGACTTCTTAGCTGAAATCTTAGTAAAAACTACTGTTAGAGTGCCATTAAAAGTTGTAGTTCCTGCATCTCTGCTTGAGCTAGAAGGTTCACTATAGGTATTACCAACATTCTTAAGAGGGAATTTATGAACCTCAAATAATGTCGGTAATCCTGTTAAGAGAATACCATCTGTTTCATCTTCTGAGGTGGTGAATTCGTAATCCGAAAAGTTTGCAACGTATAAAGCTTTAAAGCCTGCGACTGCGTTTTTGCAATCTGCTCCATTTATGCCTTCTGTTATATCACATAATGCCATAATTATTTTTTGTTTATAAAAAACCCCCTCTTTATTTAGAGAGGGTTTCTTGAATTATTTATTTATTTATCTACTATGCAAAGTTTCCGTACCATACAATTTGACTTGCAAAGCTAAATCCTACTCCCATTTCAAGCACAACTTTAGTTCTAATAGTTCCAGAAAGATCTGATTCATCCATGTCCTTAACGTTAACTTGGTTAAGATCTGATTCAAGTCCTGTTAAAAAACCTAAGTTTTTCACTCTGTAAATTACGATTTGATCGCCTGCAATAGCTCCAACGCTTTCCATTCTTAAGCCTAAGAAATCAAGCTCCTTATCGCCTACTGTGGTGTTCAAACCTTGTGCTGCTACTGCTTGCTTGTATAATTTAAGAACTTTCTTAGAGGTTACTAAAACTAAATCCTCCTCGTCCATTACTTCGTCGATAATAGCATTGTAAGCTTTCTCAACCTCTTCAACAACGTTTGCTTTTGTAATAGTAGTATTTTGCACCTCGATTGTATCTGCATCCGCTGCAAGCTTTGCAAAAATACCAAGTGTTGCAGCGTTCCAAATGAAGTTATCTACTTTAGCACCCAAGTTTTCAACAATAGCTAACAAAATAGCTGATTGAATGTCTGCTGGAATCTCATTTGCAGCTGCAAAAAGTCCCGCTGACTGTGCTTGGAATGTTTGATGAAATTCATCCTTACATAACTCATGGTCAATTTTGAATTTCTTCAATATAACCTCTACATCGTCATAATCAACTTCCCCCTCGGGAGTAAATCCACAAGCGTAATCTTGTAACTCTGCTGAGTAGCTTAGTCTAGGTAAAAACCCCGTACCAATGTTATTGGGTAGGACTGTGATTAAATTTTTTGCGATTGTATCGGACTTTTTAAACGCTTGGATGAAGATTTCACCAGCTAATGCCCCGTTATAACCTGAATCTACTGTGGTAAGTGTTGCCATTTTTTTCTTTATTATTTGTTAGATCTTGAAATTCTTCCCAACGCCTCAAGCGTACTTTCTTTATTGTTAGCCTTTAAGTTGACTTCTGCTTTAATTTTACCCGCGTTGGGGGTGTCTTCTAGTTGTGCTTTTAAGGTTAAAATCTCTTTATCTTTTGCTTCTGCACTAGACTTTAAGGACTTTATTTCTTCTAAAAACAACTTTTCAAATTTTGATTTAACATCCTTTGAATTTTCAGCCATGTTTAAGACAAGTTTAATCTTCTCCTTGTCTGACATATTATACTTCTTAGCTAGGATTTTATCCATGTCGGGATCTTTTGCAATCATTTCCAAAAGCTCCTTCTCTTGATTTTCCATTGACATTTCTTCTTCATCGTCTTTTTTCGTGTCAACCTCTTCGACTTCAACGGCTTCGATTTCTGAAATCATACCTTCACCATCGGTTTTATAAGTCATGCCCTCAAAAACAAATTCCGAGTCCGTGATAACCTCTTCGCCTCTGGTTACTTTCATTCCAACCTCCAAGGCTTCCACCTCTAAAGGTTCAGCACCTTCGCCCTGTGGAATAGATAACATTTTAATCTCCTCCTTGTCCGCCATGAATTTGATAAATTGCTTTAAATAATTTCCCATACTATTTTTTATATTAATTGATATACTACTTTCTTCTGAAAACAACATTTTCTCCATTGACAGGTAGCTATCTATTGAAACCCCTGTGGCTTTGCCTGTTTCGATGTACTCAGCCCAATCCTCATCGTTTAATTTCATTATGATACACCAAGTGCCAACGGGCAAATCACTAAACCCTAAAGCGAAAGCTTTGTCTTTTGTTTCATCGGAAATAACCCACGACTCCACGACAACGCTAGAATTAATTTTTTCCTTTTGATCGTGATTAAACCAGTTATTTTTATTAAAACCCTCTTGAGTTAAGAAATTGTGAGCAAGTTTTTCTATGGTTTCCGCATCAAAATAAACGCTAAAATTGCCACGCTCTTCTGTAAATCTAGGAATCCTTTGTTCGGGAACCAAAACAACACAGGCTAATTGCTTCTTAAGTTTATTTTCAACTTTAAGTTTTATCGTTTCTTTTTGATCTTCGCTTAACTCAATAAAGCTATATTTATTTGCTGGTTTTTGAATTAAGGATATGCCATACAAAAGGCCATCCTCATCATCATTCCAAACCGCTTTATATATCTGCTCTTCCATTTACTTTATTTTAAAAACAACTTATACAAATCTTGAATTATTTTGCCTATTTCTATCTAGGGCTTGTTGATTAGTAACCCTTCCACTAACGACATAAGATTCTTGTGGGGTGGTATCTCGTTCAGATTCGTTTTGAGCATTTCTAACATTGCTAGAATCGCCAACGGTATCAAATCTTGGGGAGGCTGATATAACGTTTCCACCTCTTGCGCCAGCTGTTGCACCGCTACCATCTGAATTAGTAGACAATATGTTTTGCACGGAAGCAAAACCTGCTGCTGCTGTTGTGGCTGCATTTAATATTTTAATCGGTAAAGGTTCTTTTGAAGCGAGAGCTGCCGTTATTCCTTGATAGGTGTTAAATAGAGATTCAGCAACCGCAAAGCCTTTTGCAGCATCGCTTCCTTTTGCTAAACTATCAATAATACTTGAAACACCTCCAAGAACATAACCCACTTTTTGATCGTTAGTAAGCTTTGTAAACATAGCATCTTGCTGTGCTAAATCTTTTGATTTGGCAATAGTTTCTTCATTGTATTTCTGTATTATTTCAGCCTTTTGACTTTCGCCTAACTCTAAATCTTCTAATTCAATTTGTAATTCCTCTAACTTTCTATCCCGTTCCTTTTGAAATATTTCCTGTGGAGTTAATCCAATCTCATCCTCTGGGATATACTTATTACGGATTTCTTCAAGCTTCGCTAAATTCTCATCCTCTATTGCTTGGATTCCAGAATTATACTCCATTGCTGCCGCAATAAGTAGTTCATTCTTTTCGTTTTCATTCTCAACCGTTCGCTCTATTAAAAGTCTTTGATTTTCTAAAGTATTTTCTAATTCGGTACGGCTTAACTCCTCCTTAGATTTACCAATTTTTCTAAGCTCCTGTAAATTGGTTCTGCGTTCCTCTCTTAAACTTTGTTCGTTTAGAAGTTGCTCAGATTGAAAGCCTGCAATTCTCTCCTCAACATCTAATAATTCCGTATTTGCATTTATTAAAGCAACCTTTAATTCTACGTTATCATTATTAGCTTTTAAATCGGATGCAGCCGTATCCACTCTTAACTGTGCTAGCTTCTTTTCTTCCTCCCCTTGTTGTATAAGTAATTTTCCAATCTTATCATTAGCCTCCTCCCTGGCATCTAAACTTAACTCTATGTTATCCCTAACTTGTCTAAGTTGTTCTATTTCAGTTTGATAGGCAAATATGCTTTGACGGATTTGTGCTTCAGCAAGTAAAGCGGATTTTCTTAACTCAACCTGAGCATCCGCGGCGTTAAACGTTTCACTAGCATAATTCGCAATAGCTAATCCCGTATCGTTTAAGGTTTTCCCTATCTTATCAAAAGAACCATCTACACCTGTATAAACGTCAACTAATTCTTTACCCGCTTGTTTCGCCGTTTCTAATGCTCCTGAAAAATCCCCCTCAAATAATTGGCTTATAGCCTTACCAGCGAGTCCAATAGTTTCAACAAAGGATTTAAAACGTTCGATAAGATTATCCCTTATTGCAGCGCCAAAGCTCTCAATATTTTCTAGTGGATTCTCAAATATATCTTTGAAAAAATCGCCAATAGGCCCAACGCTATCAGATAAGAAAACTACAAAGTCATTCATTACCCTTGTAAGGAATTCCATTGCTACATTGAACACGTCTAAAACCTTTTGATTATTCATCAAGGCCTGAGCAAACTTTGCAAACAAAGCAATCGCAATACCAATTCCCGCAGCTTTTAATGCTTTGCCAATACCCCTAACCCCAGCTTGGAAAGCCTTTAACAGTTTAGGGGTTTTCTTCGTTTCTTTGTTAAGTTTTTGAGTTTCTTTAGTAACACTTCCAATACCTTTTTTAGTATCTTCAATGTCTTTTTTAGCGGATTTGTTATTGACAACAAATTCAAATATTTTCTTTACTACTGACATATTATCCTAGTATTTTTAGAATAAATCTTTTCCAAATATTCCACATTTTATAGTAACCTCTATACATTTTCATGTAAGGATGCTTAGGAGGATCTTTTAAAGATTGTATTCTATTGATTGTATCTGTTATCATATTTTTAAAAACATTTTATTTTAGGCTTCTTGTCTAATAGTGAATTCCCTAAATGATTGTTCTGTTAAAGGAAATATTATAAAACTATCCTCAATTACAGATCCCGTTGTGTTTTCTGTAATTTTAAAAACTGATGTTTCGTTCCCAAATCCTAAATCATTACTTAATAATTCTATATTTTCGGGTAAATCTCCAATAGTCCAAAACCCATTTGATTGTACATTAACAGTAAACTCCTGCTCACTAGAATCTAAAAGCCTACTTGTTGGGGATATTGTTAACTGTGTATTGTTTAAAGAGCCTACCCTAAGTGATTGGTTTATGCTCACCCCGTAATTTATACCGTCAATTAATAAATTTATAATACCATTCCTTTCTGCATCTTTATAGTTTTCACTAACATAAAAAGGGATATTGTAAACCCTTCTATTTCCAACTATCCCCCCTACATTTATGAAACTACTATTTGTATTAACTTCGGTAATAACTTTATCGGTTCTTATTACAATATTTGAAAATCCTCCCCCAGCATTAAAGACAAAATTTGTGATATTTATATTAACTCCACTAACTAGAAATTGATTGTTGAAGTCTGGGAATAAAGTGAATGTCGTGTCGTTTGTAGTCAAATCAATATCAAATTCCTCTATACTGTATTTGTTATTTTTGTAGATAATTTGACTATTAAGGTCTATTTTATTGACAATACTTGGAGGCAAAACACTTTCCAAAGTTACCAGCCTAGAATCGCTATTTAATAAATTATTTATCCATGGCTCGTGATTTTGCTTATAGATGTTTTTTAATAAGTTTTGATAATGCCATCCGTTAATTGTGGTTTGTGAAAAGTCCAAATTATTAGAAACTTGTGAACTCACATAATTATTTGATGAGTCGCAAATTGGCACGCCTGTCAATTCTAATATATCGGGTGTCGGTGTAAAATCATCCGTTGGCTTTTCGTTTAAATCCAAAAGTATAGGCTCAGGGCTTTCTCCATTTGTTATGGGAGTTACACCGTTGTAATAAAAGGAAAGCATATTATCAGGGAAGATGCTATCAATTTCACTCCCGTTTACTTTGCTATAAATAGCAATATTTATATTACTTGGAATGGACTCAGCTGTATTTTTTAACCTAACAAAAAAAGGTATTTCATTTTTAAATTCTATAGTTGTAGATTTCTTATTATCGACAGGGAAAGTCTTTAAATCATTCCCTCTGAATCTACCAGTAACCGCTTTGAAATTCTTTTGTAAAATGCTATCCTCTTCAACGGCGTATTTATATTCAATCGTTTTGTTGTTTTTGTAAACTGTGGACTGCTCACTTTCTTGATCGCTGTATTTTGTGATGTCAATTACATTACCCTCAGCATAGTAATCGTTAATATTTTGCAGTCTAAAATTAGTTGTCGAATTAGGTCTTATAATTAGTTTGAACTCCTTAATTAAGTTTTTCAGATAATCCAGAACTGTAATGTCTGGCATATTATCGGAAATGGTGAATATAGGCTTAAGGTCTATTATAGATTGTGTGGAACCCGCACCAGTTGCACCTGAAATTGTACCTGCCCCAGTAAACCATGTTCTTTTAAAAGTTGTGAAATAAGTGGAGTAATATTTATTGCCATCCGCAAAGTTTATTTTATCTTTTGATTTTATTTCAATTACAAAAGTTTGGTCTATGACATCATTCGAGTTTGGAACCATGTTAAAAAAGATGTCAAATATAATTGAGAAAAAACCATTATTCCCAATAATAGGACTAAACCCTTGCCCCTCAAATTCACCGCTTTCCTGCAATACATTGCCTTCCCTATTTACAATTCTTATTCTAAAGAATTTATCTTGAGGGAATTGGAACCAAAAGGTATATCTCAGTCTAATTTGATAGCTTTCATTTAAGGGATTGCTTCCTACTTCATTTGTCAAATCTTGACTATTGAAATTGAAATTAATATCGTTACCGCTAAAGGTTAAGTATTCTAAACTAGCAACGGGACTAGCCGTTATTGGCTCCCATTTCAAAATGCTATTGCCGTCATCGTTACCGCTTAACCAAGTATAGAGAGTTGTGAAATTGGTAGTATCTAAGAAGTCCCTTGAAAAAATTACTCCATACTTAGCCTCAATAGCTTCAATAATCCTATACTGCCTTATCGCTGGCCTTAAATCCTGTAAGAATAGTTTCCCCTCGGTTTTAGTTATGTCTTTAGGGTCGTTGTCTATGCTTGTATTATACTGTATCTCTCTACCTGCTGGAATAATCATTGGCATAATTAGAGAAGGGACAGAGCTTAACCCATCCTCGGTTAAAACTAAGGTAGGAGTTGTAAATAATGCGCTTATATTTCGCCTATTATACTCAAAATTGTACTTGCTAAAATCTAAATCCCTTAATTTATCGCCATCAAATACGTCATCTAGTCCTGTCAACTCCCCATAAAAAGTAATTGCATAAGAATTTAGCTTTCCATCTTTGTTTTTGATCTCTTCTAGCTGTGTTTTTCCACTTCTAAAAGGCAAAGTATTGTATTCTATGTAAGAATCAACTCTTAAATTAGGGTTAAAGCCATCCTTAATACCTATCTCAAACCAATTTTTGAATATTTTACTGTTCTTTGGGGAGGCTGGAACCGTAAAAGTGTTAACCAAATCATTAAAAACCGCTTCAATATTGTCAGCATCAACCAATTTACCCCTATACATTACCGTTTCCCCTTCAAAAAGATCTATTCTCTCCGCTTTTTGAAACAAATAATTGTTATTATCTGGGTTTTTTGTACCTATGTAGTAAGCTAATTTCATTCGTTTAGGTTTCTGTCCTCCTTAAATGTAAATCTGTAGTTAATCATGTCCGTTTGTAGATCATCTTCTTTATTAAAATTGCTACTTTCCAAAGATACCGCTCTCAATACTCCGTCAATTTCTAACCAGATTTCTTCGCTCATAAATAAATCCTCATAGCAATCATTCATATAAGCATCGACTAATCCCGTGTTACATTCCCATTCTTTCGAGCCTGTTTTGTTGAAGGTTTTATTTGTATGCGTTAATGGTAATTGGATATTGCCATTTATATCTCTTATGCTTCGTTTGTATTTTGAGCTGTCAGTATCTACTGAATCAATACTACGACCATTCATATAAGTAGGTTCTAAAGCTCCAAAGCTGTTTTTGAATATAACCTTCACGGAATAGAATAAACAACTTTCAGTGCCTTTGAATAAGGTTAAGGTATCGATTGTAAAGTTACCACCCCTTTTAAATTTTAGTATAGTTGTATCTCTTGGTAAGTATTCAGCAAAATCAATACATAAATAAGAAATATACTCCTCTGGTTTCTCTGGATTTACATTCTCAAAATTAGGGTTTGTAATTGTATTGGTAAAAGGCCCATTAATAACCTCAATCTCTCTCACCTTATCCGATAAAAACGGAATAGTCATTTTCCCATCTCGATTATACTTTCTCTTATTACCGTTTAAGAGAACCTCCTTAAATTCGCTATACCCATCAAAGACAAAGTTAAATTCATTTTTAGTTTCTAAGACCGTATCCCCTAAAAGCGTGTCCACTTTTGTAGTGGCAAATCTTCCAAACCTTGCGATTTCTATATTAGGCTCATTGGTTGCATAGTCAAGTTGATCGTAGTAAGCTATATCAGACTCAAAATCTTGTTGATTAACAAGTGGACTTATATTTAAGAATTGATTAAATTGATCGTTTGCTATTTTTGGCTTGTAGATTACTATTGTGTTATCTTCGCTTACTACAAAGTCGTTTTGATAAATAGTTAAAAAAAAATTAGCAGTAGACCAAATATTCCTACCTATGTTTTGAATAAAAAAATCCTTCCTTATAGGTATGTTCACAATAGTATCCCCTAGGTTCGCATCATTTCTAAATACAGTTATTGCAACCTTATTATCTAAGCTTTTGATATTACTTAAGAAATAAACATCTTCATTGCTTTCAATTCTTTTTTCTATTCTAATTTTATCGTTTCCTATTTTTAAATACTGAAAACCTAAATCTCCATTTCTTGTATTTTCTTCAACTAAGTTATCAAAGAGATTGTCTCTAGTATTTGCCATACTACTCTTATCGATAAGAACCTCATTTTGGTTTAGTACGCTTGTGAATGTTTCAAATTCTGTAATAACCCCACCAATAATTAAGTCGTTTGCAGTTGTGGCAATACCATCTTCCAAGTATCTAATTACTCTTACAGTATCTAAAACTTTTAATCTGTTTTCTATTTCGCCAGTATTCAAATTTAAAGCTCCAAAATTATAACTTAGAGATCTTGAAAGAAAAAAAACGTATAAAAAGCCAAATTCTCCAAACTCTAAAGCTTTAACTGCTGTAACGTCATAATCAAAAGTAAATGAGTTGTCTAAGTTACCATTCACATCTACTTTAAAAATTTTATTCACATCTTGAGTGCCGTATTTATTTATTACTCCACAAATATAATAGCTTGAATTTCTCTCTGTTATATCTTGAACTGCATTATTTGTATTTTTAAAACTTGAAATTAAATCCCCTTGACTATTAAAAACTGCTAGATTTTTAGTGTCAACCGTTGCGGAAACCCCTCCAGGAATGGTAAATAATCCACCTACTAAAACCTGTAAATCACCATCCTGTTTTACATATATTTTATTAATAAAATCTCCGAGACCAGAATCTATTGCATTTCTTAATTTTATAAAAAACTGGTTTAATTGAACCGTAAACGTAGATGTTAAAACAAATAGCCTATTTGCTGAAGCTCCCCTTACTTCAGAAATATCACCACCTATTATAATTATTCCAAATACATCTATAATACCTATAGCTGTAACTCTTGTTTTAAGCCCGCTTGGATTTTGAACACTTTCCCTGTTATCAAAATCAACCATTGAGGCGGATAGGCCCGTATTAATTAAGTCCAATTCAAACAACCCACTCAGATCGTCTAGGTCTCCAACCCCTAAAAATTCCCCTCCTATAATTAAGCTGTCATTTACTGCGTGATATTTGATTGCATCTACACTTACACCTGATTGAATAAAGGTTGCATAATTAACAGAACTATAAACCGTTCCATCTGTATTTAAAATGATAAAGAGGTTGCAATTAGTCGTAGTCCCGTTTTTTGTGTAGGTCGTAAACTTTCCGCCAATGGCAATTAAATTAATTGCTTCCTCTCTAAAAAAGAAATATTCAATAGTGTTCACATTGTCATTAAAACCTCCTAGAAAGTCTTGAACGATACCATTCTTAGTGCTAAAAATATTATCGACTTCCGTAGTATCTGGCGAAATAAATCTTTTACGAACTAAAGCCGTATTATCATCATAGCCAAAAGGCTCAAAGTTTTCATTAATTTGGTATCCCGCTGTCTCTCCGTTTCGGATATTTAATAAAGGTTGAGATGGGTTGAACGCTTGGTTGTCAAATGTGATGTCAACCTGTAAAAAATTATCTGCTCCTGAATCTGGCCCCATTATTTTTCGTCTTTAAATTCGTCGTCTATATCTTTTAAAAATCCTTCACCTAGTCTATCCTTAATACCTCGACCTCTATCTAGTTGTTCTTGTACTTGCTTAGTTATTAGCCTTGGAACAATACCTTTTCTAAATATGGATTGTTGGACGGCAAACTTATTTATTCCTTTTGCTTT